GTGTAGTCTGACTTATTTCAGGTCTTAGTCCTTGTTCTGCTTCGTTAAACACTCTTTGAAATGGTGCGTAATCTTTCAAATCTTTTAATCTTGTATATTCTTCTTTTGTAATTATCCCGTTATCAAATATATGTCTTAAAAGACCTTTCATAAAGTTGTCATATCTAACAAGAACATCTTTGTATTTAGGGGTTAAAACAGAAACAAGTCTTTGCATAGTAGCTTCATCAGGCAGTTTAGTACCTTCTTCACTAGCAATTCTTAAAAGCCTTCTGTCGTTAAGTAGTTGGCCAAATTCATCACCACTTCCAATACTGTTAATTTCATCAACTAAGTTATAAAAACCGTTATTCTTTAAATAATCTTCAGTTAATTGGGAAGATTTAAACAAAGCACCTAATTTATAAATTGGATTTTCAGATGGTTTTAAATCTCCATAATTTTTTTCAACTTGCTTCAATACTCTGTATATTTCTTCTTGTTGTGTTTCAAATGCCCTTTTATATTTTTCCCAATAATCAGCAATTTTTTCTTTGAAACCCATTGGTTGTTTTCTAGTAATCTCTCTTATTTTCTTTTGTTCTAAAATACGAGCTGCGACTTCATCAGTTTTAGCTAATTTAATTAAATCTCTTTCTTTTTGTGAAACCCCTTTAATACCACCAACTTGGTCAGCTAAATAATTTTTAACATCTTCAACTGTCTTAAAAGTGTTTTTAATAAACTCTTCAGCTTGTTTTGATAATGGTTCGCCAATAGATTTAATTCTTTGTATACCTTGTTCTATAGCTTGAGGGTCAATATTTCTAACCTGCTCTACTGCTTCAACACCTTTTGGTATAGCTACCTCAAGACCAGGAGTTAGTAACTCAGGTAAAAAATCTAAAAATCTGTTTATTTGATATTGGTTTGCTTGTCTATTGTAATCAAGCATTTCTTGAGGGGTCATGTTATCTCTGTAGGTAGGTTTAGTTACTCCAAAAACTTCATTTAAAGTTACTTCTTGTCTTCCATCAACTGGTTTTCCTGTAAAAGCAGCAGTTATTAACGGCCCAGTTCCACCTTTTAAATCAATAGTTGGTAACCCCAAGGATTTTCTAGTATCAATAAGTTTTAATTTAAAAGTATCAAAAACAGGTTGGGTTATAGCTTGGTTAAATACATCAAAAGGTGCAAATACTTCAGCAGCTGTAGGAGTAGGTATTTCAGCAATAAGTTCTTGTACACTCGGAAGTCTTCCTAATTCTTTTTGTTTTCTAGTAAATGTTTCTGCTGCTTTAGGAACCAGTAGAGCAGGGGTAGTCAAAGGTGCTACTTTTTTGTAGAGTTCTACTGTTTGGGCTATTGGTTCAAAAGCTCTCTTTGTGTAATCAACAGATGCTCTTTGTTTTTCAGTTAATGGTAATTTAAATACTCCAGGAAGTTTATCTTGAGGAACATTAAATGCTTCAGATATTCCTCTTACTCTGGTTACAACAGGTTGGATTCTTTGATAAGTTTCATAAGCTGTCTGAATACCTGATTTAGGTGTTGGGGTAACTGTTTTTTTAATTGAATCTATTGCAGAAAGTCCTCTTTGTTTGGCTTGTTCTAGTATGTTTTGAATATCCATACATTAGTAATAATAAATGAGGGTGTTTAAATCAATTAGTGGAAGCTATTTTTTAATAAAACCAGATAAAGGGTTTTCTTCAGTTATTTTTTGTGCAAAAGTAAATGGTTGGTATTCGTTACCAGCTAAGTCTACAGTTCTACCTGTTCTTTGGTTTCCCCATAATTCTAAATTACCAACATCATATTGCCTCCAACCAGCGTTTGTTAATCCTTTAAGACCTTCATCTGTCTGAGAATATAAATCAATGTTAGATGCAATAACATTTGAAGGTAATGGAACTGTTGAAAGGTTTGTTAAATCTGGAACTTTTGCAGTCGCAGGAGTGTATTGTGCTTGAAGTCTTAACTGTTGAGCATAAGTTTCAAGGTTCATTCTTTGTTCTGTAACCATATCATCTAAAGCTCTTCTTCTATTATTGTAGTCTTGAAGTGCTGCAAGTTGAGCATTAGCTTTATTCATTGATAAAGTACCTTTTGCTTGGTTAATTTGGTTTAACTCTTGTCTAAAAGAATCTCTTAATTTCATTAAGTCTTGTTGTTTTCTTACCTCTAGCTGTTGTAGTGCATTAGTTAAGTTAGTCTGAACATCTCTTTCAGCTTGTCCTAGTTGCATTAAGTTTTGCCCAGCTTGAGTTGTTGCTTGTCCGAACTGCCTCATTTGTTCAGCACCAGTAATGTCTGAAGCAGCCATACCAGCAGAAGAACCTGCAACTCCACCAAATAACTGTTGAGTCTTTTGTAGTCCTTGTTCGTATTGTCTTCTTGCTGTAGATAATGCTGACTCTCTTTGTTGCTTGGTTTGTTCTTTTTGCAAACCAATGTCAGCGATTGATTTCTGAGCAGTTTGCTCAAGCATTGGTCTTTGTGATTCGTAACCTTGGATAATAGATTGTTCGTATTGAGGTTGTAATTGTTGTAGTTCTCTTGCTTGAGTATCATACAACTTTTGAGCAGACTTATATTGTTTGCTAATACCTTTTTGTGTTTCTTTTAAAGCCTTTAATTCTTTATCCATAGTCAATTAATAATAAACCTATTCGTCTTTTTCAACATGTTTGTATTTCTCTTCAAATTCCTGCTTTAGTCTTTCAAATTCTTTCTTTTGTTTTCTAGCTTCGTTATTCATTTCAGTTACAGGGAATGGGTTAAGTGGGTTATCAAAGAAACCAAGTCCACATCTTTTACATACAATACGGGTGATGGATAGTCTTTTAAATCGGTGGTCGCAATAATTAGGGTCAATTTTAGTTGTATGTTCGTAGAACTCTATTGGTTCTTTAGTATTCTGATTCTTGGTCATTTAACATTTTGGTTTGGTCTTTAACGATTTGCTCTTGCTGAAGCATAAATTGGTTTATCTTTCCAATCGCCTCGTTAGCACCATACGCCTTGGAGTAGGCAATCATTAAATCCTCAAACTTGTGGTAATCCTTGGGATTGGGATACATTTGGTTGCCCAGCTGTATTAAATAACGCTGAAATATCGCCCATCCCTTGGACGCTTGAAGGTCCAGTAGGCATTTGGCCTCCTCTAGCGTTTGCGAGTCCTGCAGGTACGCCTTGTCCTGCTTGTTCTGGGGTAATTCCAGGTAATCCAGTAGCCCCTTGTCCATTTACTTGTCCTGACTGAAATAATTTACTTGCATTCTTAACTCCATTGTCTTCTAAGACACTAATAAGAAGGTCTTTAACATTAATTGTAGCACCTTCGTTCATGAGCTGTTGTTGAACTCCAGGTGAAAGTAGGATGTATAAAGCTTGATTTCTGCCATTTATAGCCTCTTCTGATACTCCAATAGCCATTGATTTAACATCAGGAACATAGTCAAAAGAACCATGTAGGTCTTCTTTTTCAATAAATAACCTAGCTAGTGAGCCATCTTCTGACATGTCTAGTTTAGGTACAACGTTACCTTCTTCATCAGTTACAGGATTTAAAGGTACTTTAGATACGTTTGAGATTACTTCAATCTCTTCTGGAGCCAAACCACCAGGTGTCTGGTCAATGAGGTCAGCTGTTTGAGTGATGACTTCATCAGGGATTTGAGTTTGTGCAAGTTCCATGTTTTTAAGTTCATTTAATATTTCCTTTCCAACTACCCTAATAATGTACTGCTCTTTAGTAGGGTCAGTAAATAAAAACTGTTGGTTCATCTTAATCCAAAATTCCATTATGTCTTTTAAGAACTCTTCTAAATATAATTGGTTGTAGTTATCACGAGCTAACTGTTGTCTTGTAGTAGCTCTAATTTCTGTTGCAGTCTTATCCCCTTTACCAAGTGGGTTCATGGAAGATATTCCCATTGAGTTATCACCCATAGCAACTTGGAAAGCTGACTTTAAGGCTGTATATGAAGTGTTAAATCCAGTAATTGCAGCTGTACCTGATTGGTGTTCTACCACATTATTTGGGTTATCACCTGTTAACCAGACAGCATTAGGCCCATAGATTAGAGTATCTAGTCTGACACCAGCTGCATTATTAGCCACTTTAATTGGTGGCCTCATAGCTAGGTTCATTTGGTCTAAAAAGGCACACAGAGTGGCATTTATAGCCCTATAAAGAGGCAGTACTGACTCAACTTCTGATTCTCCATATACATCATCACCGATTGGATAGTATCTAAGCATAGATACAGGTATTTCTTGTGAATCTAATGGGTTTGGACCATCAAACAAGATAACTCCATGTCTTGGAGAGAAAATAATCTTTCTATCTCTTCTAAATTCGGTAACAATCTCTTGGATTGGGAAGTATAAGTCTTGTCCTACTCTATCTTCAAGACTTCTGATTTGTTTTGTAATTGAGGTGTACCTGTTATCTCTTCTTTCAGGTTTAGGTAGAGTGTCATCTGACCTCATTCTTTGGTTTAACACGTCTAAATTTTTATAAAATGGTGTGCCATCAGGGTTTTTCTTGTTTTCTAGGTCTTGGAAAGTAATCCATTCTCTAATTTGCACCCAGTTAGCATTTTTTATGTGATTCGCTTGGAAGTCAACAAAGACATCTCTGTTATCTAATACCTTAATATCAGGTCCTTCATAGATTTTTCCATCTCTTTCTTGTACGTTCCAGTAGTTTAAAACAAAAGAAGCACCAAATATTCTAGTTTGGATGTCAGAAAGGATAATTTTCTCAAGCATAGTACCTGCAACTTTGGCGTTATCCCATTGAAAATCAAGTAAAGCGTTCATGATTTTAGCTTTAATTGCGTCATTCCCTTCTCTTGGGGTAACTGTACCTCTTAGTTTTCCAGCAAACATACGGGAAGTCTTTTCTAAGATGGTAGTTCTAATAACAGGGTCAGTAACTTTTGATAAGTATGCCCAGTTTGCAGGTAAGTAACCAAAATAGGCTTTAATAATGTCATCCCAACCATTCTTTCTAAGCTTCCTTTTCTCCATATCGTCTTGAGAGAAGGTGTAGTGATACATTACCTCTTCAAAAAGTTCTGGGTCTTGGAAGGTATATTTTGGATTTTTAGGTTTTGCAGCCATGAATTATTAATAATAAACAAATAAGATTAATGCAACTTAGATTTCCCAGTCCTTGAAATTGTTTTGGGTAATAGTTTTATTGTAGTTTAATCCTTCAGCATCAAGTCCATCAATGTTTAAGAAGTAGTACTCCATAGCCCTGGCACCATGAGAATACTCGTCATGGATTGGGTTTTCATTCTGTTGATTAAGTCCAGTTTTCTCAGGGTATCTATAGTTAAGTAAGATATCTCTAAACCTTTCAAGCTTATTTGAAACATATAAAGATGGCATATATTTATGAGTAATTCTAATTTGGTCTTCAATAGATTTGACACTTCTGGTACGGATATAGATTTTATGTTTAGCATATTCTTCAATAGGTGAGGTATTGGTACCAATAGAACGGCTTCGCCCTGCAATATCACCAGTATAAAGACTAGGTTGTCTGTATGGCTTTGACCTTATGATATGGACAAAATGGTCTATAGAGGCGTCTTTTTGCTCGTAATAGTCAATAATACGAAACTCACCTCCTTGTCTTTGAAACCAGATTAAAGCAGTTGGGTCATTAACACCAAAGTCAAAGGACAAGTGTACTTCAAGATTTGGGTCATACTCTAGTTCTTTAAACTGTCGGTCCATACTCCACTCTTTATAAACTTGACCTGATACTGATACAAACTCAGCTAAATACTCTTGTCTGAAAGAATCTTCACCAACTTCTAACTTTGCCTTATCAATTTCATTTGGTTGAAGGAATGGGTTGTCGTAAGAGGTAAAGGTAAAAGACTTGTAGTCGTCATCTGATAACTGTTTATTGTACAAGTCAAAGAAGTGTCCATAACCTTTAGGGGTTGAGATAAAAAGACCCCCTCCTAGGGTATCTGTTAACGCTGGTCTTAATACCTCGTTCCAGATGTAGTTCCAGTTTCTAATACTTGAGATTTCATCAACAACAAGGAAGTGGATTTTGTTACCTCTAGCCGATTCAATATTCTCAGCACCCCTAAGCCATATCTGAGAGGGTTCTCCTGTTGAGGACTTTAAATATATCTCAAGCCTAGATTCATTAGGGTCTCTCGCCCACAAAGACTTAGTTTGATTCTTAAGTTCAGTCCAAGCAATATCTCTGGCTTGAGAGATAGTAGGTGCAAAATAGATAGACTTAGAACCTGGAATCATTGATGCTGTACGAATCATTTCAGCAATAGCTAAAACTGTTTTACCAAACCTACGTCCAGCATTAACAACTCGAAACCTCTTAGGACACCAAAATACCTCTGACTGTTTAGGGTGTAGTTTTATTTCTTGTAGGTTGTTATTGAGATTCATCTGGTTTCTGGCCCCACCACTCATACTTCTTGGAGGTATCTTCAGGTAGTACGATATTTACTTGCGTGTTTTGTTGTTTAGTTTCTCCTTCGTTACCATAGCCTCTATCCTTTAACAGAGTTTTAGCAAGATACAGGAGTAACTGGGAATCACCTTCTTTAGCTTTCTTGATAAGGGCTGATTCAACATCATCTTTAAGAGATTCTTTAGCAAGTGCTAGTTGGTAGGTTAGTTCTGGATATTCTCTTTGCCATCTGTAAAAGGTTTCTACTGATATTTTCAGTTTGTTACAGGTAGCAGTAACTTTGAAATTGTTACGTATATAGGCATCTACAATCTTTTTATTATTAAGTTTTCTCTTCTTGTAGGCTACTCTGTATGCTGGTTTTTTGTTAGTTTGGAATAACAAGTCTTTTGGTTCCATAACTCCTAGTATAGCAAAGGGAGGTATTTTAACATATCCCCCGTAGCTAATAGGGAGGGGTAGGTATACTCAGCCCATCAGGTATTATAGAGTTAATACCACCCCTCTTTATTTTTATATCATTCCTTATTAGGTTTGTAAGCTACTTAGTTTAAAAAAAGGAAGTAAATATCTATGAAATTATCACTACGCTCCTCTCCACCGACCCCCATGTTTTATGGCGAGGGGTGGGGGTATAACGTTATATTTTTAAAAATGTGGATAACTTGTCAACTAGTATTTTTTTTTTTTTATGCTACCTATTCGTGATATCAATGTTAAATTGCCTGAGTACATTTTGTTTTGCAATTTAGTTGTTTTCTGAAAACTCATGTTATAATCTATAACTAGTAACTTAGCAGTCATTTTCTCATAGCATTTGAAAAATAAAACATAGACATGTAATTTGTAAGAAAATGTTATATTTTTTGTTTCTCAGAAAAAATGTCTAATGTTTCAATGTTTTAACGGTTTATAAGTTTCAATTAATTGAGAGTAAATAAGTGCTTGACATGGTTAAATATCTATGTAATAATAACTATAGTAAAAAGTTGTAAAGGATAAAAAAATGAATAACAAAAATATTCAAAAAATAATGTTCGGTAAGAGTATAAAATTAATAATTGATAACCTTGACAAAAATCAAGATAATCAATTTACACTAAAGTTTTTAGATGCTTTATTAAGTTGCGACTTTAGAGATGTTCATGGCATTTTAACCGATATCGATAACAGAGCTGTATTTGATAGAACATTTTTAGAACTAGATATAGAATTAGGCGTTATTGATATTCTAGTAAATATTGTTAATGTTTTAAATTCTAATGATAGAGATGAGGCAATTAGAATTATTAATAATGTTATGTGCGATTTTGGTATTGATTTAGAGTAAATAGTAAAAAGTTAGTAAAGGATAAAAATAATGGATAATTTTCAATTATATATTTATTTTCTTATGGTGCTCAATGTATCTAGTTTAGCGTTGATAGTTTTTGATGATAACAAAAATATTTATAAGTGGGTGTTTTTCTTATCATTTGGTGTTTTGTGGTACTTATTCACCAGTATCTAGTTACAACGGTTCAATGGTTCAATTAGTAAAAAGTTAAAGAAAAGAAATAAAAATGACATTAGAAAAAAAATTAAATAGTTATTTAAGCAACGATGTTTTAATCACAGAATTAAAAAAAGCAGTTATTTTGGATATTCTAGATACAGAAAAAGAATATCAAGAAAATTATATTCGCGATGTATTGCAACATGGTTGCCAGTCGGGTATTGTTACGGGATTAATCTATTATTCAGATACAGAAAAATTCGCTCTGAAACATTTTGATGACATTGTGGAATTATACCAATGTTATGCTGATGATTTTGGTACTGATGGTTTACCTAATCCAATGCTAGAACATAATCCGTTAAATTGGTTGGCGTGGTTCGGTTATGAAGAAACAATGCGTGAATTAGCACGTGAATTGGATATTGAATAGTATTTAATAGTAAATAAAGTTATAGGAAGAAAAACAAAATGAAAAAAATAATTAAAGAGTATGAAGTATATAGTTTTGATGAGTTAACACCAGAAATTCAAGAAAAAGTTATTGAAAATAATTATGATATCAATATTTTTGGCGACTGGTACGAATTTGTTTTTGATGATTATGCAGAAAAAATTAAAGAAAATTACGGTATTGAGATAAACAACATTAATTTTTCTGGATTTAATTCGCAAGGTGATGGGGCGTCATTTGAGTGCAACATACATGTAAAAAATTTCTTAGAAAATAATCCTGATATCGTGTCTTCTGGCATGTTAGAAAAAATAAATACGCTAAGAGAGTATTTGAAAAGAGATGAAGATTTATATATTGCAATTAAGCGTTCATCTCATCATTATTGCCACTCTAGAACTATGTGCGTGAATTATGATGATGTTCTACCAGATGTTAGCGTTGCAGAGTATGAGGCAATAAAGGAACTAGGCGCGTACTTGCTCAATAAAATGCGTGATAATGCAGATGATTTGTATGATGAATTAGAAAAAACCTATGATATCTATACTTCAGAAAAAGAAATTGCAGAAACATTAAGAAATAATGTATACGAATTTCTTGCAGACGGTTCTAGGTTCTAAACTAGATAATTAAATAAATTATGCCACTTGCAATATAGTGGCATTTTTTATACCTATTTGTTGGTAAAATGAGAAAAAAAGACGCTTTAAAATCAATTTATAGACTAGAAAAAAAGAAAAATGACTCCTTACCCGTTTAAATTAATATCAAAACTATTAGATTACATTGTGTTATCAATTAAATACCATTTTTATATCTATATATCACTTTTTATACGCCATTTTAAGCGTTGCAATTATTCAAATGGGATATTATCCCGTTTTTCTCATAAAGTCTTTTTAAAATCCATTTTAATGCGTATTAGATATATATCTATTCTAGGTACTGCAGTCAATTTTTTAATCTTTAGATAAACCTTCAGCAAGTTAAATTTTTAATAACTTTTTCTTTTTTCTTTTCTCAAATTGCAACTTAAAAATCTGATATTTTTCTAATTTCAAAAGTGGTGTGCCAAGTGGTGAAAAATGATATTGCAATTTGAAAACCAAGTGAAGTGGGAAGTGAAGTGGCAAGTGGTTTGCCTTGTATCTACCAAGTGAAGTGGGAAGTGGTATGTTAAATAAATGAGTGCTTGACAAATGGTGTGCTATGTGGTTCAATAGTTGTAGTAGAAAAGTTAAAGAAAGGATAAATACGACTTTATGCCAAAGTTATTAAAGTTAATAACAAACTCTAAGTTTTCTAAAAATAGAAAATGTAGAAAATGTAACAAAGACAGAAATCATAACGGTGTAAGTTCAAATGTTTGGTTTTGTAATGATTGTAGACCAAACAAAGTAAAAAAGTTAAAGAAAGGTAATCTATGGAACTAGAAGTATTTGATAGTTGGACTATTGATAGGCGACTAAAACAATTAAGAAAAATTGACGAAAACGACAAAATCCTATTTGTTGATTTTGATAGCGAGTTAGGTGATTTGATATTTCAAAAAAAGATTTTAATTGATGAAATCAATGACGCTTGGACTAGTGGTGAATTTGATGGTGAGCGTGGTAAGTGGTTTATCTTTGAGCAAGAGAAAAAAGAAGAAATTTACCAACTGAATAAAGTAATTAAAAAGTTAGAAAGGGAACTCAAATGAAAGTTTTAATTGATAGGATAAGCAAAAAACACCAAGATAGTTTTTGGTATGACGGACTTATTGCCGAGTGTAATGGGTACAGTCTATACGCCACAGGTGAGATTAAAGGCGTGTTTGATGGCAGTACCTTATACGGAACGCAACTGGTTTATCTGTTGGAAGGTTTAGGGTACACCGACAAAGACCTTGAAAAGGTTGATTTCTACGACAATAACTGGTTTGAGATATTTTATCCAGACGGCGAGAGTTATGTGCCAGATAATCAAGGTTATGACGAAGTATTAAGTGAGTTTATTGAAATTGCAAAGGAACAAAAATGAAAGTTAAAGAATTAATTGCGATACTTAGCGACCTAAATCCAGACGCTAAGGTGGTTATAGGTAAAGATTACGAACTCAACCGACTGTATCCCGAAGTGTTTGTTGAAGTTTTAGAATTTCATAAGGGCGAACCTACAGGTGAAGTTGAGTTAAATGTTGATAATGTCGCAAATATCAAGACCATAGTCATAAGTGGGCAAGGGGAATATTTTGCCTAAAAACGGTGATTTGAGAGTGTAAAGTAATTGCTTTACCAAGTGGTTTGTTTGAAGTATGAATAAAATACAGGATTTTAGGTACAGTAATAACTGACTAAAATCACAGACGCTATAGGTTGTGTAAAAATGTGTACCAAAGGATATTGTTGTATTTACAATGTCGGGTATCAAAAATATTCATATTTCAAGGTGCATTTTGGAGTTGAAAAGTGGTGTGGCAAGTGCTATATTAGTTTTAACAATTTAATAACCCGAGATTGCGAACTCGGTTTTTTGGTAAAGGTAGGCTTTTATTTAAGTCTGTTTTTTGTAGTGGTCGTTTGGTAAATCGCAAAAATCTACCTTACCGCCAAGCGCTCACTACAAAGGGCAGACTTTTTTTGTCTCCCAGAAAGGTTTTTATGAACACTTGCAAAGAGTGTGGTTCAAAAAAATATGTATTAAGTTTTCTCTCTTACAACCAAGAAGAATTGATTAAGGATAACTTTTGTATAGAGTGTATTTTAAGAAAAATGAATATGCTTTTTGGTGATAATACCCAGCAAATAATCAAAGATTTTTTTGAAATCAATGAACTTCAAGAAAACATAGACCTAAAAAAAGGTAATTTAGCGTGGAAAATTAGGCATATCTTATGCCAAGAGCATATGAGCATAGACGAAGCAAAAGAATTTATTTACGGAGTAAGTTATAAAGCACCATCTAGCGATAGTGGTGAAGAAAAAAGTGAAGATAAATAGTATTTACAAGTGGGGTCGCAAGTCCCCACTTTTTTTAAGAAAGGATAACAAATGAACGAATTAGGAAATTTACTCAAATCTCTTAATGGCAAAAAAATTGCCTATGATGTTGTTTATACCAAGATAACAGGCAGATTAACAGCAGGGGTAATGCTATCCCAAATAATGTATTGGTATTCAGTAATGGGGGGTCGGGAATTTTACAAGAGTAATGAAGAGTTGTGCGAAGAAACAGGTTTATCAATAGATGAACTAAAGAGTGCCAAAAAATTATTAGAGAACAAAGGGTTTATCAAAGTGGAACTAAAGAGTTTGCCAAGAAAAACTTATTACACCATTAACGAAGAAGTTTTAATAAACGCACTAACAAGTGGGTGGAAATCACACCAGCCAGTTGGTGGAAATTCCACCGACTGTATGGTGGAAATTCCCCCTACTACCTCAGAGAATACTACAGAGAATAAAACAGATATATATATAGAGAAGAAATCTAAAAAACAAAAACAGAACATTTTAGAAAGCACAGAACATTTAGAAATTCTTAACTACTACAATATGCTGTTTTCTTCTAACAGACCAAGTAAGGATAAAAGTTGGTATGAAAATGCAGATTATTGGTTGCAGACATATACTCTTGATGAGATTAAACTTGCTATAAAGAACTGGCATACTTACCCCCATTGGTCTAAAAAAGATGGGAAGATAAATGGACTAACCTTTTTATTCAGAAGATTTAATACTGCAAGAGAAAAGGTAAATTACATTGACGAAATGCTTAAACTTGATATGAAACCAACCGTTGAAGATAAACTAACTCAAAAGCAATTAATTGATAGCAAATGGGAGGAGATGTACAGAAATGCTTACTAGCCCAAGCAAAGAAACATTAAATGAGTTACTAACTAAATATGTGGAATTAGGGTGGGTAATTGTTCCTTGCGACATAAAAAAGATACCACTCAAGCAATGGAGAGAGTTTAATAGCATTGGAGAAATAATAAAACCAACTGTAGAGCAGTTATTAAGTGATATCAACACAACACTTAGGGGAAGAGTTGCTGGTTTAGGTGTAGTTACTGGAGAACACTCAGACTTATCTGTTATTGACCTTGATACCTACAAAGACAGCACTAACTTTGATGCGATTAAGAAAATTTTATTGGAACTAGATACACCAATAGCACAGACTGGTGGTGGTGGGTATCACATTTACTTTAAATACAATGAAAGTATTAAGACAAAAGCAAATTTAACAAAAGGTTTAGATACTAGGGGGCAAGGTGGTTTTGTTGTATTACCACCATCACAGCACCACACAGGAAACTTTTACCATTGGATAAAATCACCTTTTGATTTCCCACCAATAGACCTGCCAGATACTTTGTTTGCTAACCTGCCAAAGGAGAAAGAAACCAATTTTCAACCAATTAACCAGAAATTCCAATTATTTGATTACAACAAAACTTATACTCCAGGGGATAGAGATAGTGCAATGTTTTCTATGGCAAGGTCGTTAATTCAAATGTTACCAAAACACAGACTTGCTGACGCTGGGTACTCGCTGTTTGCATCATGGTGTAAGAGCCATATTCAAGATGAAACAGGTGAAATGACCAATGAAAAGTTTTTAAGAGAGAAGTTTGCCCACGCTCTAACTTATGATGACCTAAACAAGTCTTTACCATCAAATATAACTGACTTGCTTAATGACCCTAAAGTTTTTGAGAACCTGTTTAAGCAAGATAGGTTTGGAATACCGATTGGTTATGACAAGATAGACAAGAAAACTGGGGGTATTTTAGGAAGTTCCCTAACAATTTTGGCGGCTCAAACTGGAATTGGTAAGACAATAGTGTTTTTAAACTTTCTTGAAAACATATCTAAGTTAAAAAAAGTTGCGTATCTTGACCTTGAAAACGGAGTTAATGAAACTTTAGAAAGATTAATTAGGATTAAATACAAGATGACCAAAGAGTATTTTACCAACCCTAAAAACCAAGAAGAAATAGTTAAACTAAGTTCAACAGGGTTTGAAAACTTTTCTTATGTATCTTCACACGAAAAAATTAGAGATAGAAAAAAGTTAGATTACAAACTAAATGAATTAGTTGATAAAGGTGTTGAAGTATTTGTTATTGACCCACTTCAAATTATTGATGGTGGGCAAGATTTGGTAGTGTCTGGTGAAATAGTCAAAGATTTATCTGATTTCTCAAAAAGATTTAATGTTGCAGTAATGCTGTGCCACCACTTTAAAAAACCACAGGGTGCTGGGGGTAAGTTTATTAAATCTGTAGATGATGTTGCAGAGCATCAGTTTTTAGACCCAACTATGGAGGATATTAAAGGTGGTGCAATAATTACCGACACAGCTGAAAATGTCTGGGCAATAACTAGAAATGTTTTATCTGATGACCCATTAGTTAAATCAAGAATAATTCTAAAAATAATGAAGTGTAGGAACAATGCCGAAGCACAGGGACTGTATGGACTATTCTTTGACCATCAGACGCTACGAGTATATGAAACCCAAGAGCAGTTAAGTTTTTATTTTAAAGGGTCTATGTATGACTCTTACATGAAAGGATAAATATGTTATTTGAAGAAACTAGGTATAAACCAAAAGAGATATGGGAGAAGATAGACGAAGATAGAGAGAGTATGAGAGGTAAGCACGAGATACTTAGGTTTCTATTTGCTGATTTAGATGAACCGTACTATGCAGTTGCTAGTGATGGTAAAAATGTTGTTATTAGAACAGTCCAATACCCTAACGGACACCTAAAGGTAGTCTTTATGATTTACTCAAGACTGTCATATTACAACTCAGAGAAGAATTATGTTAAAGGAATGCTTGACAGGGTAAATAATTAGTGCTACATTAATAATATAGTAATAAAGTTAAGAAAGGTTTTAACTATGCAAAAAGTTAATATGCAAACTTGCTGGGAAATCATCAACGAGTGTACCACCAAGCAATACGATACCAAAGTTGAATTTGGTACATTGTACTTCTTTTTATCCGAGGAGGATTTCAAACATGTCTTCGAACATCAAGACATAATCAGAACTCTTATCTCCCCTAAGTATCAAATTATGTTTTATGACTTCGGTATGAAATCTGTAGTTATAACACTAACAAGGAACTTACTATGTAACAGGTAATCCTAAACTTCTATGTAGAAGTAGATAACTATAACCAAGAAGAAAACTATTTCGGTGAGATTGTAGACCAACTAGGTAATGTCATTTATGACCACTATAACGCTCTTAAATCATTTGCTTTCAGAGAAGATATGGTTTTTGACTTGTATAAGAAGTGTGCTGAGTACGGTTTTGACATTAAACAAATCAATGACGAAACCTTTGTATCTAGTTATTCGGAGGAAATCTAATGCGAGAGTTAATTCTTGCTATGTCATCTGGTATCTTGCACCACGCAATATACGACTATCTGTGTAGTAGGTACATTTACAGGAACAAACTAACATTTGCTTTGTTTCTGGTAATTACTTTTGTGAACACCGTAATACTTATTTATTTATTGAAAGGACTATAAATGTCAAAACAAAAATTAGGTTTGAACATATCATCAGACCCTGTATTTATTTCTGTTCCCGAAGCATCAAAAAGATTTGGGTACACAAGAGGTGCTATCTATAACATGACCAAGGCAAAAAAGATTACCTTTAAAAATGTTAAAGACGGTGTTTATGTATCTGCTTCCGACTTAGAAAAAAGATTTGAAGCAAATAAAAACAGGATTAAGAGTAATAGAAAAGCAAAAAGGGTAAACAAAGTAGTATCAAAACCTCAGGAAGTTCATGTTATCAACACTAACTACGAGGGAATTGAAATAACAGTAATTGTATTTGCAGGAGTAGTAGGAGCAGTATTGGGATACCTAATTGCAACTTTAACTAAGTAATGAGTAACTGGAACCTTTCATATCTACTAACAGACCTTATAGGCACCAGAGCAAATAGTGTTGGTGAGGTTAGAAACGAAATCTGGGCATCAGACCTAGGTGGCATTATGCTTGATAGGTATTTAGATATGAAAGGTACTCCGTACTCAGACTTACCAGATGGCAGGGGTCTTGCTAACTTCTTTTTAGGAGAACAGATTGAGTCGGGTCTTAAAACAATGCTTGAAAATTTAGGCATTGCTTACACAGACAACGAAAGAAAGTTATACCAAGAGAAAGACTATCTTCCTGTTGTTGCTAAACCCGACTTGATAGTTGAAATCACAGACTGGGAACAGGTTAGACAAAACTTACTAAAAGAAAAAGAAAAGATTAACGAGTTAGAAGAAAAATACCGAGCAAGAGAAACACAGAAACTTGAAAAGAAGTTTGAAGTGTTAAACAACTTTAGAAAAAGATTTCCAGATGGTTTAACTAAAACAATCTTTGAAATCAAATCTGCCTCTACAACGAGTTTTAAGGCACGAAAAGTTGAGGGTGCATCCTTGAACCACAAACTACAACTTCTGACCTACCTAAAGGCGTATAACGTGTCTGAAGGGCATATTATCTATATTGCTAAAGAGTATGGAAACATGTTGGAGTTTGTAGTTAGAAAAGATGACCCAGAACTAAACAAGATTTGGGAAGAAGATGTATCTAAAATCAGTTACTATGTCAAAAATGACATCAGACCACCACTTGTATTTGATAAGACAGACTGGAGATACAAATACTCCAAGTACTTCACAATGTTGTATAAAAATTTATATGAAGGGAAAAAATAATGGAATATATTTTACCTGTAGCAATATTCTTTTTGGTATGGAGAGTTTTATCTTTATCAAAGGAACTGCAAGAATTGAAAATTAAAATAGAAGTAAAAGATAGGTTTGTTGATGCCAACATAGATACTTTGTATAAAAAAACAAGAAGAATTGAAGAAAACAAAATACAGGAGAAACCAATAAAGTATCCTTTTTTCATGAGTTTGCCATCAATAGGTCTTTATAGTGATAAGGAACTAGAAAAAATGAAAATTGAGTATGACAAAAAATGGGAAGGATATGATTATGTGGAATATAAGGAGGAAAACAAATGAGAGAAATTAAGTTTAGGGCTTGGTATAAAAATAATTATAAAAAAACTTCTAAACTGAAATATGATTTTGCAGTTTGGTGTGGTCAGTATTTAGAGATTATTGCCAATGAAAATTTTGTAGGTCCAAATGAAGATTATATCCTAATGCAATACACAGGACTAAAAGATGCCAATGGTAAAGAGATTTATGAAGGTGATATTGTTAAATACTTTGAATGGAGTAAAGAACCAACTTACACAGAAGTTAAGTGGCAAGATGATTTAACAGGGTTCTACCCTTTCGCTGACTCTCCAAAAAACTCTATACGAGATAATTGGTCTATTAATAGTTTAGGTGTTGAAGTTGTTGGAAATATCTATGAGAACCCAGAACTTTTAGAAAGTAATGGACAAGTAAAGTGATATTTGATACAATGATTGAAGTAAAAAGTTACAGAGAAAGGAAAAATTTACATGAGTAATTGGATAAAAGTTGATACAACTTCTAATGAAAATTCTACACACGACTTCAAGGTAAATCCTGAAATAACAGGTATCTATGCTGGTCAAAAGACTAACCTAGGTGCTAATGGTTCTACTCTATACGAAGTCAAAACACCGACAGGTATCGTATCTTTCTGGGGTTCAACTGTGATAGATAATAAGATGAAGCATGTTCCACTTGGAAACGAAATTCTAGTTAAGTTCTTAGGTGAAGTTAAAAACG